CTGGTGGTGAATTATCACCGAGACTTGATGGTCGAAACGATTTAGCAAAATATTCTACAGGATGTAAGACACTTGAGAACATGATTGTTTATCCTCATGGTAGTGCTGCAAGAAGAAGTGGTACACAATATGTAGCAGAAGTAAAAGATAGTTCTAAAGAAACAAGATTAATTCCTTTTGAATTTTCTACAACACAAACTTACATACTTGAGTTTGGTGATCAGTATATAAGATTCTATAAAGACAATGGTCAAATATTATCTGGTGGTTCAGCTTATGAAATAAGTTCACCATATTTAGAAGCAGAATTATTTGATATTAAATTTGCACAATCTGCGGATGTCATGTACATCTGTCATCCTAATCATGCAGTAAGAAAATTATCAAGAACAGGTCATACTGCCTGGACATTAACTGCTGTTGATTTTCAGAATGGTCCATTCATGGATCACAATATTTCTACTACGACATTAGCACCTTCTCATACCGCAGTTGGATCTAGTGGTAATTTAACATTATCTTCTACTACTGGTGTTAATAATGATCAAGGTTGGTTATCAACTGATGTCGGAAGATTAGTACATTTTAAAGATGGTCATTATAAAATTACCTCAGTAACCTCTGCAACAGTTGCAGTAGCTACATCTATTGTTGCTCCTTCTTCTAGTTCCGCAGATACAGATTTTGCTTTAGGATCTTTCTCTGACACCACAGGTCATCCTTCTTGCGTAACCTTTTTTGAACAACGATTGGTATTTGCCGCAACTTTATCTCAACCGCAAACATTATTCTTTTCTGTTTCTGGAGATTATGAAAACATGGATGATAACTATCATGGTACAGTAGCAGATGATGATGCTATCATTTATACGATTGCATCGAACCAAGTAAACGCAATTCGTTTTATGACAGCGACAAGAACTTTAATTATTGGTACAGCTGGTGGTGAGTTTGCAGTTAGTGGTGGTGGTACAGATATTGCAATTACTCCTACAAATATTCTAATTAAAAAACAATCTAACAATGGTGCTGCTAATGTAGATGCACTAGCTGTAGGAAACGCAACTTTATTTTTACAAAGAGCTAAAAGAAAATTAAGAGAACTTGCTTACAACTTTGATGTAGATGGCTATGTAGCTCCAGATCTTACCATCCTTGCCGAGCATATCTCTGAAGGTGGATTCAAACAACTATCGTATCAACAAGAGCCTAATCAAATTATTTGGTGTGCAAGAAACGATGGTCAACTTATTGGACTTACTTATCAAAGAGAACAAGAAGTAGTTGCTTGGCATAGACATATATTTGGTGGAACATTTAGTAGTGGTAATGCAGTTTGCGAAAGTGTAGCAACCATACCTACTGACAACTCTGAATATCAAACATGGGTTATTGTTAAAAGAACAATCAATGGTGCAACCAAAAGATATATTGAATATATTCACAATTTAAATTTTGATGAAACAGATGATACTTCATTTAATTTTTTAGATTCACAATTATCTTATGATGGTTCACCTGTTACAACACTTTCTGGTTTATCACACCTTGAAGGTCAAACTGTTTCGATCTTAGCAGATGGTGCAACACATCCAGATAAAGTAGTTAGCTCTGGAGAAATAACTTTAAATAGATCAGCAAGTAAAGTTAAAGTAGGATTAGGATTTACATCTTTATTACAAACAATGAGATTAGATGCTGGTTCACAGAATGGCACATCTCAAAGTAAGACTAAAAGAATTTATGAAATAACAATTAGACTCTATGAATCTTTAGGAGTTGAAGTTGGACCAGACTTAAACAACATGGAACGAATACCTTTTAGATCTTCAGCTGATCCTATGGATAGTAGTGTTGGAGTCTTTACTGGTGATAAAGAAGTAGAGTTTAGAGGTAATTATGAAACTGATGGCTTTATTTATGTTAGACAAGATCAACCTTTACCTTTAACAATATTATCTTTATATCCAAAGCTACAAACAAACGATGGATAGAATACTGAATATTGTAAAATATAAAGGAGAACATGGTAAATATATTATGCAACAACAAATGAACCATGTATTGATGGATAAAGATATGGAGTTTGAAGGAGATCCAATGAATTTAGAACAAGATAATTTAGCATTTACTGGTATGATTGATGGTAAACCTATCTTTGCTGCGGGTATGAAATTGATTTGGAATGGTGTTGCAGAGGGTTGGGTACTAGCAACTAGAGATGCTTTAGATCATCCATTGCTTGTAGCACGAGCTATTAAAAAAGACTTTGCAAGAATAGCAAAAGAAAATAATATCAATAGAGTTCAAACTGCTGTAAGAGCTAACTATACAACTGGTTTAAAATTTGCTAAATGGTTAGGTTTACAGGAAGAAGGATTAATGAAAAAATTTGGCTTTGATGGTTCAGATCAATATATGTATGCGAGGATATTCACATGAGTTGGCAAATGGCAGTAGTAGGTGCAATAGGTGCTGCACAAGTTCAACAACAAAATGCTTATGGTAAATTTAATCAAGCTGTTAATGATCGTAATGCAATAGTAAAAGAACAAGAAGCAAAAATTATAGAAGATAAATTAGAATTAGATTTAGCTAATTTTGATAAGCAGTTTAGAAAATTAGAAGGTCAAACTACTGTTAATACTTTAAAATCTGGAGCAACACTTGAAGGAACTGCTCAAAGAATTAAGTTAGCAAATCTTAGAGAAGCTGAATTAGAAAAAAGTAGAATAAAATATGATGCTGAAATTGGAAAAGCCAGAGCTTTTGAAGAAGCTAATTTTGCTAGAATTAGAGGTGATATAGCAAGACAAGAATCTAAAGTTGCAATGTTAAGAACAGCAACAACAACGGGAACTTCACTATTAACAATGATGGGATAATATGCCAAAGATACCTACATTTACATCTTCAAGAAGTATAACAACAGCAACACCAAGTGTTGAATCTAATATACAATTAGATTTAAGACAAACTCCAGCCTCTGCATTACAACCTGTTTCTAATTTTTTAGAAAAAAGTTATATTGAAGAAAAAACTGCTGAAGCAAATAATAAATCTTATAAATTATTAAATAGTTTTTATGAAGATAAAAAAGATGAACAAGGAAATGTAATTCAAAAAGGTTGGCTAACTATTTCTAGTGAAGCAAAACAAAAAGAAAATCCAACTGAAGCATCTAACTATTATGATTCAGAAGTTGAAAAACTTTATAATTATAAAAAAATTAATGAATTTAAAAATTTAAATAACTTTGAAAAGAAAGCTATTGATAGAAAATTTTATGCAACATCTGGTTTATTAAAAACAAAAGTTATTGAAGAAGCAAGATTAAATTTAATATCAGAAAATAAAAAAGTAGATGATGATACTTTTGTAAAAGAAAGTTTATTACTTAAAGAATTAGGAACAGATTATATAAAGCAATTTAAAATTAATACCGCTAATAGAATAAATACCAATCCAGATTATGATGAAGGTGTAAAAAAACAATTAATAGATACTTATAATTCAAAAGGTGTAGAATTTCTTGCAACATCTATGGCTAATAATCAACCAAGCCAATTTAAAATTGCTAGATCTAAAGGAGCTTTTGACGATGTTGATGCTGCTAAAATTTTAGAATTAGAAGCTGTTGCTGACAATGTTATCAAACAACAAAAATATCAAACTCTTTTATCTCCACTTGATATACCATTTGATGCTGATCCTAGAGATTTTGTTATAGCAAATGAAGAAATAAAAGCTAAAACTTTTGGTGGTAATAAAGATCTTCAAGCTATATTTGAAAGTTTAAAACCTCAAGAAAAAATTGAATTTGAAAAAGAATATTTAAAAAAAGCAAATCAAATTAAATCAGATAGACAACTTCAAATATTAACAGCAAATCAAATAGGAAAAGTAGAAGCTGCACAAAAAACAAATGATATATTTAAAATGATGGATATGAGACAGGGAGTTTATAGTGAAAAATTAAAACAAATATTTCCAGATAATCAAATAGCTGTAGAGCAGTTAATAGATTTTAATACCAAATTAAGTGATGGACAAGCTAATAAAATTTCTAAATTTGAAAACAACGATGATATAATTAAATTAATTATAAATGATAAAGTTAATAATGTTTATGATAAATTTACATTAACTGGAGAAACTAAACCATTATCTATAATGGAAAGAGTTGGTACACAATTAAATGTTAATGATGTTAAATATTTAAACAATCTTTTATCTATATCTGATGAAGAAGGATTCAAAGAAAACCATACAGAATTTTTTAAATTTATAGATATGTTTTCTTTAGAAGTTTCGGGTAGTTTAGCTTTAAAAGAATTAGATCCTAAGAGAGATGAAAGATTAAATAAATTTAAATATACTATGTATGCTAGATATATTAATGGTTTACAAAATGGCAAAACTCCACTTCAATTATTAAAAGCTGCAAAAGGAAATAAAGATTTTATTGGTTATGATTTTCACACATTCTTACCCAGTATGGATGATGTTTTCAAAAGTATTAAAGATAATATTTCTGCTAATCAAGATATTCCAGAAATACCAAATGCAAAAAATAAAACTAAAAAACAAATAGAAGAAGAACTTGGTAGACCAATTAGTATTGAGGAATACTTAGAAATTATAAAAGGAAACTAATGGCTACATTAGCTGAACAAATTAAAACCTTTGAAGAAGCAGGTTTCTCTAATCAAGAAATTGAAACATGGAAAAAAGATAAAGTTAAAACTTTAAGTGAAGCAGGATTTTCTACACAAGAAATAGCTAAAGATTTAGGTTATAAAGAAGTTGATCTAACTCCAATTAGATCTGCTTGGCAAAGTATTATTAATCTTACAAAAGATGAAAACGAAGAAATCTACTCAGAGATAAAACAATTAGAATCACAAAATGATGACACACCTTTCTTGGAAAAAAGAAAACAAGAATTAGTTGGTAAAGTTTTTGAACCTGGTAAATATTGGGAAAGAGGTTGGGGTTCTGGTATTTGGGATCTTCATCAATCGTATGTTAATGGCGAAGAAATGCCAGAGTTTTATACAACTCAAATGCCAGAAGATACTGGATTTTTAGAAAGACAAATAATGAATGTATCAAGATTAACAAAAGATCTTCCTGTTTATGGTGCTGCTTCATTACCATTTTTATTTGCTAGAAATAAAGATGCAGCTTTAGTTGCTAGTGGTTTTGTTGGTGGTTCTCTTAGAGAAACTTATTTAAAAGCGTTACAAAATGATGAAGTAAATGGTTTTAGTGAATTTTTTGATATATGGACAAAAGAAGGAATTAAAGCAGGTGCAGCAGAAGCCGCACAACTTTATGCTGCAACAAAAGCAGGTGGATTTTTTACAGGTACATTTAAAAAAACTGTAGCACAAGCAGCAGGTTTTGAAGCTGTGGGTGCAGCTATTCATCAAGAATTACCAAGTAAAGAACAAATGCAAGATAGTATATTTTTATTTGGTTTATTTAATTATGGTGGAAAAGCTATAACTAAATCAAAAGATCTTATAACTAAAAATGATAGAACTTTACCAGAATTTGCAGAAGATGTTTTGACTCATAAAACTATGGCAGAAGATGTACCAAGTTCTACAAATCAAACTCCAAGACATTATGGTCAAGAAAAAACAGTAACTACTAAACCAGAAAAATTTAAAGAAGGATTAAAATTTGAAACTAAAGAAGAACAAGCTATTTTTGACAAAACTAAATATTCAGAAAGAGTTCCAGAAACTACAGTTCAAGGAGTTAAATCTAAAGCAAAAGAATTAAATGATAAAAATATTACTAATTTTGTTGATAGACTTCATCCTATTAAAAAAATAGTTGAACAAATTCAGAATATAAAAAATACTAAAGATGCTTTAAATGTTTATGAAAGATTTAGAAGTCTATTAGGTGTAGAAAATAAAGCAGGTGCTGCTATTGAGAAAGGTACATTTAATGTAAATTTAAAAGTAAATGGAAAATCTTTTAAAGAAATACTAGATCCTTTAATTGAAAAAGGTTTTACTTTAAATTTAAAAGAAAGAGATAGAAGAAATAGACAAACTTATGCTGAGTTTAATAATTATGCTATTGCAAAAAGAGTAGTTGAAAAAGGTAAACAAGATATTCAAACTGGTATTACTGTAGAAACTGCAACTAAAGTTGCCAACAATCCTAAACTAATTAAGAAATTTGAAAAGACAAGACAAGAACTTATTGAATATAATAAAAGATTATTAGAATACGCAAGAGATAAAGGCTTATTAACTAAAG